GTATCGGGCATGACTTCCTCGAGAATGCCGATGCTCGATATGATTACTATCACACCAAACAGCATAAGATTCCATTCGATCTCGAGTATATGAACAAGATCACGAAGGGTGGTTTGCCTCGTAAGACACTCAATGTGTTTCTTGCTGGTACCGGTGTTGGTAAGTCGCTCTTCATGTGTCACTGTGCTGCAAACAATCTGATGAATGGACTTAATGTCCTCTACATCACATTGGAAATGGCAGAACAGGAAATCGCAAAGCGTGTCGATGCTAATCTGCTAAATGTCACCATGAGTGAACTTGAGGACCTTCCCAAGGAATCCTATGTCAAGATGATGGATCGACTCAGAGGGAAGACTAAGGGTAAATTCATTGTCAAAGAATATCCTACAGCTTCTGCCGGCGCTGCTAACTTCAGACACCTCCTCAATGAATTAAAACTCAAGAAGAACTTTGTCCCTGATGTTGTCTATATTGACTATCTTAACCTTTGTACTTCAAGCAGAATTAAAGGTGGTTCAAACGTGAATTCATATACTATGATCAAGTCTATTGCTGAGGAACTTCGTGGTCTGGCAGTAGAGTTTAATATTCCACTTATTAGTGCTACACAGACTACAAGATCCGGCTATGGTAATTCTGATGTTGAGATTACCGATACGTCTGAATCATTTGGTCTACCTGCCACATGTGACTTCATGGCAGCATTGATTGTCTCAGAAGAACTTGATCAACTCGGTCAGATCATGGTGAAGCAGTTAAAGAACCGCTATAATGATCCAAGTTATTACAAACGATTTGTTGTTGGTATTGATAGAGCAAGGATGAAACTTTACGATGTAGAAAAGGCAGCACAAGATCTTATGGATGACAGTCCTGTAATGGACAACACTCCGTCAGGTGATAAACCATCTAAGTTTGACCGTAACAAGTTTAAGGATTTCAAGTAATGAACTACAAGATCATCAAGCAGAACGAATTCGTATCTTCAATCTATGAGACACGGACTGACCAGTATGTTGTCATGAGTATGCCAGCAAATGAAGCCAAGGATCTATGTCGAAGCCTAAATTTTGGAAGCGGATTCGACGGATGGACACCAAGCTTTTTTAATGAAAGAATTGTTGGAGCCTCATAAAACCGTTGACATTTTTCTTCTTTTATGGTAGACTAAATTATCAACTGAGGAGATACAAAATGATCAATCTTACCGAAATCAACTTCAACACCTTCACCGACATTCTCGCGAAACTGTCACTTTCCGCTCCTTCTGAAAAACTTCAACTTCTCGCACTTCAACTTCAAACCGAACTTGATACCGTTCTGTCCTCTGAAAATTCCGATCTACTTGTCGATCTTTTTGATTGACATTTTTATCAAAGTCGATTAGACTAAATTATCAACTGAGGAGATAATCACATGGCCAAGGCAATCGAATCTTTCATCGGCTTTGACTCTTACTGCCGTCGCATCGAGGTTGCCATCCGTGAGGATGGCCAGTGGTTCTCGCGTAGCTACGGCTACAACGGCTATGGTAACTGCTGGGGTAAGTGGACCAAGGATAAGGAACTTCCTCGGACCGAAAATGGTGTCGAGGGTGTCGAGTGGGGTTTCAAGATTCTTGAGCCCATCAGCCCTAAAGGCATCCGCCTTCCCGATTAACGGTTGACATTTTTCCAAAACTGTGGTAGACTAAACTATAAGGAATGGAGATTGACATGGCTTATCCTAAGACTATCCTCATCGGTGACCGCGTTCGGTATGAAAGCGCTGCTGGTACTATCCGCGGTGAAGTTGTCAAGATCATGCAGGACCGCAATGCGGCAGGCAATATGATCGACTGGATCTACATTGAATATTACAATCACAAGTCGCCCACCAAGAAGTCAATCGTCCGTCTTGCTGACGGTGCTCTCGAGATGATGCGGTTTGTTGTCACGTTTCGTGATGTTGAAATGCAGAAGGAGGCAGCATAATGCTTGAAATTGGTCCTAATCTCAAAGAACTTCTTGGCTATATAGCCATACTGTTGTTTTTTGGTGCCACGTTGCTTGCCATGATAAGGAATTGCTAATGATTAACGTAGAAGCTCTTATGAATCACATTGCTGACAATAATGGCATTACTGATGGTAAGTATGCATATATGCTAGGCTTTGCTGTTAGTCTTATCAATTCAATGTGTATCCGGCATCCAGAAGCACAAAAGCTCCTGGATGAATATGCTGAATATTATAACTATAAGGAAGATTAATGACTTTTAACCTAAACGATGTTATCACACTCAAGCTTACAAGCGGTGATGAGCTCATTGCTCGTTTTGCCGACCAGACAGTAGAATCCATTACCGTCTCTAAGGTCATGACCTTTATGATGGGCCCTCAAGGACTTGGTCTAGTCCCATTTATCTTTTCTGCTGCTGAAACAGACAAGATTACACTTCCACTATCCTCAGTCCTAGTTATTTTAAAGACAGACAAGTCAGTAGCCACACAGTATCAAAAGCAGACTTCTAGCCTGGTGATCTAATGAAGCCAGAAAAATTCTGGAATATACTTGAACGAGTCGCAATCGCGAATGAACCTGTTTCTAGGTCTCGCGTTGCGGCTCTTCTTGTGCATCGGAATGAGCTTATAGCCGTGGGCTATAACAAAATGAAATCTCACCCTATGGCAAAGCGGTTTCAGAAGCATGAGGAAGCACTTTATCTTCATGCCGAGGTAGACTGTATCAAGAACGCACTTCGAGTGGTTGATGTGGATTACCTATCCAAGTGTACTATGTACGTACTCAGAGTGAAGCATCCAGACAATAGCAACAAGAAATTTGTTCGTGGGTTGGCTAAGCCTTGCAGCGGCTGTAACATGGCTATTGAAACTTTTGGTATCAAAAAGGTTTACTTTACTACAAATGAAGGTTATGATGCATTATGAACATTTTCTATCTTAGTGAATCTCCAGTCGAGTGTGCTCAGAGCATGGTTGACAAGCATGTGGTAAAAATGATCCTCGAGACGGCACAGCTATTGTCTACTGCACACCGTGTGCTTGATGGTGTGTGTACTGAAGTCACATACAAGACTCCTGACCAAATTATTGATATGCCGTTCGAAGGCACAAAGCTTCTCAAAAAAGGTAAACTTCGTAAAAAGAAAGTATGGACTCTAAATGACTCTAGAGATGATATTCTTTACAGTGCTACTCATATTAACCACCCTTCTGCCATATGGGCTCGAACATCAGTGGAAAATTATCTATGGCTGGTGGATCATCTATTTGCTTTGGGTGATGAGTATACTTACAGATACGGTAAAATTCATCTTACTATGAAGAAGCTAGGTTACGAGATTCAATCTCCGCCATATAGTCTCAAGGAATGGGATATGACTCTCATGCCTAGCTGTATGGATAAGCAGTATATAATTAGTGATGAACCAATTGTGAATTATCGAAACTATTACAAGTATGGCAAAAAGCATATTCATGCTTGGAAACGGCGAGAACCACCGAATTGGATTAATATATAAAACATAATAATGGAGTTAATATGAAAAATGATGTAGTGGTTGGTTGCATTACCAATTATAATTTTGATCAAATAAGACCTTGGGTCAATTCTCTAGATCAATCCGGATTTTCTGGAGATAAAGTCATGATCTGCTACAATGTGCACACCACGGTAGCAGATCAATTAGCATCTAGAGGATATAAAGTCTTTGCTTTTGAACAGAATGGTTCAAACCTAGTTTATAATAAGCCTAATTTTAATATCGTCGTAGACCGATTTCTTCATTTGTGGCTTTTCTTCAAGCAAATGAAAGATCAGTATAGATATATTATCACAACTGATGTACGTGATGTTATTTTTCAGAGAAATCCATCTGAATGGCTTGAAGCTAATCTCAAAGACAAAAAGATCAATGCCTCTAGTGAGTCTATCCTATATAAAGATGAAATCTGGGGCACAAATAATCTTCTTAGAGCTTATGGTCCTGACATTCATGCTGCATTTAATAACAATCTAATTGTGAACGCGGGTGTTATGGCGGGTGATCTAGAGACTATGTTGGATCTATTTCTTAATATATACATTATGTCCAATGGTGCTTCATCACATCATATTCCTGGTGGTGGTGGGCCTGATCAAGCAGCTTATAATATCCTACTATCTCTAAAGACATATAGAGATGTTACCAATGTAGCCAATTCAGAAGATGGTTGGGCTGCGCAGCTTGGAACTACAGGACCTCAAGTTTCTTACAATCTTCCTGTAGTAGAAGCCAAACCTATCCTTGTTGACGATGTTGTATGCACATCAGAAGGTAAACCATTCACCATTGTTCATCAGTACGATAGAGTACCAGAATGGAATAGATATATACTTGACAAATATAAGGACTATAAATGAAAATAGCATTATTATTGCCTGGTCAGTTGAGATGGATGGACAATCCTCATACAGTTCAAACTCATCATGATTTTATTATCAATAAATATGATACTGATGTTTTTGGTTCTTTTTGGATTCCCGATGACAGTGCTGTGATTCTCGACTCTCGTCATGTAAATTATGAACCATCTCCTTCTGATAGTTTAGCTTGTGACAAGATTCAAAAACAATATAACTTTAAGAAAATAGAATTTATTCAACCAAAACAATTTAGTCAGGTTGAAGAATTTTATACTAGAGTAAAAAAACACAACTGGCCTAATCTATGGGAACCAGGATGGATAGATAGACCTAATATATTTAATAATATTTTTAGTCAAATGTATGCAATTCAGTGTGTAACAAGACTTTTAGATAATTTCATTTTAAGAAATTCCACAACATATGATATGATTGTTTTATCACGGCCTGATTTGTGTATTTGGTCATATCCTGAACTTGATAAACTGGATAAAAATAGATTTTATCTGAGCAATCATCACGGATTATTTCCAGACCTTACTTTCATTTACGGTCCATCTTTTATTAAAGTATTCTCTGAAGTTTTTGATAATTTACTTCACATTAATGATGATGAACTTTATAGTCTTTGGGAACCAAATGCCGAAGGAATAAAGTTCAATTCATATCGCAGAAATTTTTCTTTAGAACATTTGTCACCAATACCAATTCCGGTTAGAATAGTACGTGGGCAAGATTGTAGAGGACCTCAGTGGTAATATTATGAATATTGTTATTCCTATGGCAGGTGAGGGAACACGATTCCCAAAAACCAAATATAAAAAATCCAAACCATTAATTAATATTCTTGGTAAGCCTATGATTCAAGCTGCTATAGAATCATTAAATTTAGATGGGCAATATAATTACATTATCAGAAAAGAACACAAGGACGAAATATGGGATGTATTAAATACTATAACTCCCGGGTGTAATATCATCACAGTAGAAAATACTACTGGCGGCCCTGCTGATTCTGCTCTTCTTTTTGACAATATAATTAATAACAATAAAGAACTTGTTATAGCCAATTGTGATCAGATTATGTGGTGGGACTCAGAGATGTTTCTCGTTAATGCCAGACATCCTAAATATGATGGAATGATTGTTACTTATTATTCAGATACACCAAAGAATTCATATGCTCGAATTAACACACGAGGCTTTGTAGTAGAAGTAAAAGAAAAAGAAGTAATCAGTCATACTTCACTTAATGGAATTCATTATTGGAAAAATGGATCTTATTTTGTAGATAGTGCAAAAAGAATGAAGGAGTGTAATGATACGGCTCCAAATGGCGAATATTATGTAGGACCTACATATAATTATATGATAAATGATCTTAAGAAAAAAGTAGGTGTCTATCATATACCAAATTTTCAACACAATCCGGTAGGGATCCCCGAAGATCTTGAACGATATATTTCTAAGGTGCTTTATGAAGAAAACGAGGATTGAAGATTATAAAAGAGGATGGTTTATTGGAGATTTTGAGCCGTCTGTACTAAAAACAAAAGCTTTTGAAGTATCGTATATGCGACACTCTAAAGGTGAGGTATGGCCTGCTCACTATCATAAAGAAAGTATCGAATATAATGTACTCATCGAAGGTAAGATGATTATTCAAGGTCAAACATTAGTAAGTGGTGATGTATTTGTTTTTGATAAAGGTGATATTGCAGATCCAGTATTCCTTGAAGATTGTAAATTAATTGTTGTAAAAGTTCCAAGTATTGTAGGAGATAAGTATGAAGTTTTTTCGTGAGCGTGAGGAGATTAATGAGCAAGATTACGTTATAGCAACATACAATCTTGGTAGCACAACTTCCATCCGGGATGCGGCCTGGAATTTAGCTATTGGACAGTCTGTAGGTAATCCCAATGTACGTAATGAGTGGGAGACAGAGGAAATGTTTGAACACCATTCGTGCATTATTCTAGCTAACGAAAAGCAGCTAGATACGGCAGGAACAATGCCTGTCCAAATCGCATTTCCAATAGTTAACACAGACTGGGATACAGATGGTATGAGCCACCTATTATGTCAGTTGATGGGTGGACACGTAGACATCGATCTCGTTACAAGCTGCAGGTTGATCAAGCTAGAGATTCCTGAATCCGTTCAGAAGCGATTCCTTGGGCCCAAGTTCGGTATTACAGGTTTCCGTCAATTTACCGGTCAGTATGGTAAGCCACTGTTTGGTAGCATCGTCAAGCCGAAGATTGGTATTACACCAGAGATTCTGCTTGAAATGGTTAAGCAAATGGTGGACGGCGGAGTCGACTTTATTAAAGAAGACGAGATCATGGTCAATCCTGCTATCGCGCCGCTCGATCGTAGAGTAGATCTTATTGCCAACTACCTCGCCAATCAGTCCAGGAAGGTTGTATTCTGCCACACGATTAATTGTGATCCTCATGTTCTTCATGATAGAGTGAAAAGAGTACACGAACTTGGCGGTAATGGAGTTCATATTAATGTATGGTCTGGTTATGGGTCTTACAATAGTATTAGAAAACTTGATTTACCACTTTATCTTCATTTTCAGAGTAGTGGAGCTAAAGTAGTTACAGAACGAACACATAAATATAGTATCTCATGGTCTGTCATGTGTCAATTAGCTACTCTTATGGGTGTAGACACAATTCAAACAGGTATGATTGGCGGCTACAGCAACGATGACCCTGAAGAAATCAGAGAATGTATTGATGTTCTACAAAAAGGTAATACGCTTCCAGCACTTAGCTGTGGATTTCATCCAGGTCTCGTTGATTACGTCACTGAACATGTTGGTAACGACTACCTAGCAAATGCAGGAGGTGCTGTACACGGGCATCCTGGTGGAACTGTAGCTGGTGCAAAGGCTATGAGGCAAGCAATTGATAAATTATATAGAGCTGAATATGAAGCAGCTATAGAAAAATGGGGTAAAGAAAGGAATTAAATATGAAAGAATATAATTACATTCAATGGATTAAGGATCTCACTAAAGATATCAGATTTGGTGATTATAGAGATGATTTGGATTGGAATGATGGAAATTTTCCAGAAGTACCTACTTGGAATATTCATGTACAACATCCAGTTACCGGGGTAGGGCAAACACAAAGTCAATGTAATATTGATAGTTTGCTACACCATTTTAATTCAATTAAAAATAGCTGTAAATGTATTGTTGAAATTGGTGTGGATTGTAATGGCAGTCCGACAGATATGACTTCAACAAAGAAACTTCTACTCAATAAGAATCAAGACACGATATATATTGGTGTAGATATTGAAGATAAGTCATATTTAAATGATGAAAGCAATAATATTTTCACAATTAAGATCGACTCTTCTGATATTGATGGTGTTATGGATTTTGTTAAATCCAAAAATGTTGACAATATTGATTTTCTATTCATTGATGGGTGGCATAGTATTAATCAGGTACTAAAAGAGTGGGAATATACAAAATGGTTGTCTCCTGATGGTATTGTTGGATTTCACGATACTGCGGTCCACCCCGGACCGGCAATGTTTCTGAAATATCTTGATCAAGATATTTGGAATGTTGATCTACCTTGTCAACACGAACGTAATGATTTTGGGATTGGATTTGTATGGCGAAAGTAAAATATCCTAATATCTCTCTTGTTGTTCAAGGCCCAATAAATAATAAAAAGAAACTTGATTTTATTGAACACATCGCATATTATAAAACTTTATTTGATGAAATTATTGTTTCCACTTACACTGAACATCTTATTGGTAATAGTGAGTTTATTGATTTTTGTGAACGTAATAATATCATCATCCGACATAACTCGGAATATATTGGTAATCTTAGAAATGATGCAAGAGTCGGTTATCAAACTTTAACTACATATGCAGGATTAAGATCTGTAACTAACCCTTATACTATGAAGCACAGAACCGATGAGCGATATTCTAATCTTGATAAATTAATTGATAAGTTTCTTCTTGATGATGAAAAGTGGGTTTGTGGTAGTCTTTTATTCGGACCAAAAGTTTATAGATTATTTCACGCAGCAGACCACCTATTTATAGCCAAAACAGATAAACTATTAAAGACATTTAGATTGACTCTTGATGGACTTGAACGTGGTAGAATGGAAGTCAATTTTCCAGGTGATACAAATGGAGCACCTGAAATTACATACACAAAAAACTTTTTACGAGTATCGGGTGAAAATCCTACAGACGAAAACCATGATTATTTAATACGTAAATATTTTGATATTGTTAATAATTCTGAACTTTTCCCATTAATAGCAAGAGAAAACGGATCAAGAAAAATTTATAGATCCGCTGATGATATGGGACCTAATAGAATACAATATCAGACAATTGAAGATATTTTGACTAAAGACTATATTCCTGGTCATGAAAATTGGAATCAACCTAACTGCTTTGATTGAGGATTACAATATGATTTACATTGCACATAGAGGTCTTTTTAGCGGACCGGACAAGGAAAAGGAAAATCATCCCGATCAGATTGAGCTTGCTCTGTCTAAAGGTTATGATTGTGAAGTTGATTTATGGTATGTTGATGGAAAGTTATGGCTTGGTCATGATGAACCATCATATCAGATTGATCAAGATTATCTAGAACAAAGACAGTGGGCTCTTTGGATTCATGCAAAAAATCTTGCTGCATTACACTGGTTGAGTGATACACCATACAATTATTTCTGGCATCAGAATGATGATTTTACTCTTACTAGTTTTGCTCACATTTGGACTTATCCAGACAAAGAACTAACAGAAGTTAGCATATCAGTAATGCCAGAATGGAAGCACACATTAGAAGAATTAAAGCAATATAAACCTGATTGCTTTGGAATTTGCAGTGACTTTGTTGAATTAATTTCAAATAACTGATGCCCGACGAAACAATAGTAAAATTTCTAAATGGTCATTCTGGTTCTAAAGTGATGCTAATGGAATCAAATAGACTTTTTATTAGAAAGGTGGGAAACACCGAGAGAAACTTTAAAAAGTTAACTGATCTTTTATCAGAAGATTATCCAGTACCTGAAATATATTCGTTTTCTGATGATGTTCTTGATATGGAATATATTCATGGTCTAGATATAGCCAATTATCTATTATATAATAATATAAGCAAATTGAATTCATTTATTAGTAATACAATAGATAAATTTAAACACACTTCTAAATTAAAAGACTACACTGAAGTATATTATAAAAAGTTAAATTATTTAGATCAAGATTGTGTATTTCCATTTACAAAAGATGAACTCATAAGGCGTCTGCCAAAATTTTTGCCTTCAACTCAGTATCATGGTGACATGACATTAGAGAATATTATATGCTCCGATGATGGTAAATTTTATTTAATAGATCCATTAGAGAGTGAATATGATTCTTATATCTTTGATATAGCTAAAATGAGACAAGATTTGGACTGTCTATGGTTCCTCCGAAATAGTACACAAAAAATAAGCACAAAAGTTTATTCACTACAAGAAAAAATATTACAAAGGTATCCAGAAGCTTCAGATGACAATTTACTTATTTTGATGCTGCTTAGAGTATATCCTAATACTAAACATGGTGATATGAATAGAGAATTCCTATTAAAGGAGATTAAAAGATTATGGAAATAATTGTACCTGCTGCAGGTTTATCATCTAGATTCCCTGGTATGAGACCCAAATATTTATTGTATGACTATACCGGTAAGTTAATGATTTATCAGGCATTAAAACCTTATTTAAATAGATATAGAATTACAATTGGTATACTCGAAGAACATGATAGACTATATAATGCGGTTGAAAACCTTCGATATGAGTTTGAAGACCTTGTGGATATTTGTGTATTTCCGACAACTACCACAGGTCCAGCAGATACCGTATGTCGTATATTGGAAAATATTACTTCCATTCGCGGAGACACCAGTGTACTAATAAAAGATTGTGATTGCTTCTTTGATCATACTCCTATTGATGGTAATTATGTATGTACTTCTAATATATCAGAACATGCTACATTAAGAAGAGTATCTTCAAAAAGCTTTGTTGTGTATAATAACCAAGATATTATTACCGATATTATGGAAAAATCAGTGACATCTGATACATTCTGTTGCGGTGGGTATAAATTTAATTCTGCAGAAGAATT